GGTATACATACCACACATCATATGAAGAATCCATTTTTGTCTCGCTACGAACGAGGCAAGCGTCTAGTAGTAAACATAGACGAGCTGTTAGCAGAACAAAACAAACAATTCATCTAGGGAGAAAAACAATGGCAAAAAAGAAAATGAGTCCACTTGATAAGGTGGCAAAGCGTTACAAAATTACAGCACGTGAAGCACGCGACATTGCTACAGCAGTAGGAACACTTGGACGTGCAGTAGTTGATAGAAATGTAATTGGTCAAAAAGGTGCTAGTGGAAAAGGTAAAGTAGAAGCAGGTGTAAGAGGCGTAGTTAAGCAAGTACGCGAAACTGGTAGAGCTGCTGTTAAAGGTAAAAGAGGAACTACTGCTGCTAAGATTAAAACAGATACACGTGATTCTTATGGAAACCCACGTGGTGGCAGATTTGTTCCTGCTAAGAAAAGAAAAACTGCTCGTCAAATAGATATGGGTATGTAGGTAGAACTAATGCCAAACCATTACGGCACTAAGAAGAAGATTCCTTCTAAGAATAAACCAGGTTCTGTTCCACCAGATTACGATGTGATTCTACCTGGTATGGGATACACCAAGCCTACTGCTACTAAGCAGCCTACAAAGATTAAGCCTAAACCAACGTCAAAACCTAAGAAGCCAATGACTTTTCGGGAATATGAAAAAAGAAGAGATTTCTTAGTAGATACTGCCGAGACTAAAAAGCAACAGAGAAAACTACCAGAAGATCTTGCTCGGTTAAAAGCAAATTACGAAAAAGCAAAAGCAAAAAAAATTAAACCAGCACCAATGCCAAAGGGACCAAAGAGCCCAATGGAAACTGGGGTAAGGTCAAAGCCACCTAGAGGAAATATTAAGCCAAAGAAGAAGTAAGGACAAATGCTTACAACCAAAGAGGTTATTGCTAAGGTATCACGGTTACAGACTAAGTATTCAGCGCGTGATCAGCGTATGCGTGACGTGCTATCTGTGCGCCAAGGAGATATAAGCAAGGTTTATCCTGCTATGTTCTCTGAAGAATACCCAAAGCCTCTGGTTGCTAACTTTGTAGATGTAGCTGCACGCGACCTAGCAGAGGTAATGGCACCACTGCCATCATTTAACTGCGCTGCTACCAATATGGTTTCAGATAGCGCACGCAAGGCTGCTGATACTAGAACTCGTATTGCAAATTACTTCGTATCAGGCTCAGAGTTGCAGATACAGATGTATCAAGGAGCTGATTGGTTTAACACCTATGGCTTGCTACCAGCAATGGTAGAGATGGATTATGAGACAAACAATCCTCGTATCCGTCTACTAAATCCTTTTGGTGTCTATCCTGAGATGGACCGCTTTGGTCGTTGTATATCAATCACTCAAGTGATTGCTACTGATGCTGAAACTCTATCAATGCAATATCCAGAGTTCAGAGACCAGATAATCACCAATAGGGCTTATGCCTCTGCCTCTCCTTACATAACAATGATTCGTTATCACGACAAGGACCAGGACCTAATCTACGTCCCAGATCGTAATAATCTAGTTTTAATGAACTTACCTAACACTATTGGTAAGTGTCTGGCACGCGTTGCAATGCGTTCATCCCTAGACGGAGAAGCACGCGGTCAGTTCGATGATGTTCTATCAGTACAACTTGCTCGTGCTCGCTTTGCAGTCTTACAGATTCAAGCAGCAGAGAAGTCTATCCAGGCACCTATTGCCATACCACAAGATGTACAGGAACTAGCCCTTGGTCCTGATGCGATTATGCGTTCTGCTAATCCGCAAGGTATCCGCCGTGTTCCATTAGAACTTCCACCTGGAGTCTTTACTGAGTCCAGCGTACTAGAGCGAGAACTACGTTTAGGTTCACGCTATCCAGAAGTTCGTAGCGGTAACGTTGATGCTTCTGTTATTACAGGACGCGGTGTACAAGCCCTACAAGCTGGCTTTGATACACAGGTACGTGCAGCACAGGCACAGTTCGCAAGACTATTTACCGAACTGGTATCACTATGCCTTGAGGTTGACGAGAAAATCTTTGGTTCTATGACCAAGGAAATCAGAGGCGTTGATGATGGCACGCCGTTTAATATGAAGTATGTACCAAGCAGACAGATTGCTGGTGAGTATGGAGTAGATGTCCGTTACGGCATTATGTCTGGTATGGATCCTAACCGTGCAATTATTGCTTTATTACAGATGCGTTCCGATAAACTGGTATCAAGAGATTATGTACGCAGAGAAATTCCTATGGAGCTAAATGTCACTCAAGAAGAACAGCGTGTGGATATTGAAGAGATGCGCGATTCTTTGCGTGTTGCTGTTGCTCAATATGCTCAGGCCATTCCAGCACTTGCAGCCCAAGGTCAAGATCCTTCTCAGATTGTTTCTAGAATCGCCGAGGTTATTAAGGGTCGCCAAAAAGGTAAACAACTTGAGACGATAGTTGAAGAAGTATTTGCTCCAGAGCCAGCTCCAGAAGTCCCAACAGAAATGATGGGCGAACAAGTTCCAGCAGCAGGTATGGCCCCCGTTCCTGCCTCGCAGCCAAATCCAGAACAAATGGGTGCGGCCCCTGCTGCTGGCTCTCGTCCAGATATCGCTACATTACTCGCATCTATTGCAGGCTAGGGAGGTGTAATATGAATATGAAAAAAGGTGGTCGTGCAAAGGCTTCAATGGCAAAGCCAACAGAAGGCTCAACTAGCGCTCCTAAGCCAAAAGGCGGAGAAGTTAGATTTGGCTATATCCCAGCAGGTCGTAAAGGCAAGAAGGCTTAATGTTATTAGTTGAGAGGATAGAGCGTGGATAAAGATAAAGATTTTATACCGCGCTCTGTCCATCTTGCAGATACTTTAGTCATATTCGCAGGTCTATTCGTTAACATAGTGCGAGCCATAGAGATGTTCGCCTCAGAGATTTTAGATTTAGTGGTATACAACGCAAATAGAACAACGAAGGTTTCCAAAGTGTGGGAACAATTTACATCAGATTTAGAAAAGATGGAGGATCCAAATGGCTAGAGGCCCACTCGCAGGAGCAGCAGGCCCAGGCAAATTCTCCAAGAGGACAGATTTAGATATGGGATCTATTGCCTACGGCGAAGGAAAAGAAACTCAAGAAATTAAAACCGCCGCTAAATTAGCTAAGACACCAGATGCTGCACGAGTTAGCACTGCAAGACCGCAAGAAAAACCAACAAGATTATATGACGATTCAGAACGCGCTGATGAACCAATTACATCTGGTATAGATATGGGAGATGGAGTAGGTTCAGAAGTCTTAGGTATGCGCCCACAAATGCAAGGGCAAGAAGAAGACGATCTTAGATTCCGTGCTGCTATTAAAGACTATATGCCAGTACTTACATACATTGCAGGCCAGCCAAATACTTCTCCAGAAACACGCAAAGTCATTAGGCAACTAAGGGATAATCTGTGAGTGATAGTGTATGGAACAGATTAGGTGATATAGCTACAAACGCAGGTAAAAATCTTGCAAAGTTTGGTTTAGAGGTAGTCGGTGCTACAGTTGTAGCTCCAACAAGATTTGCCTGGGATGTATTTCAAGCGCCTTGGAATGACGACAAAGAATATAATGGGTTTATTAACACATTTAAAAGTGCAGGCGGAAAAGCTGGTAAAGATATAATTAAGCCGCTTGCTTCTGCAGGCGGAGCAGTTATGAAAGTTCCTGGCATAGCTCCTGCTTTTCAAAAGATAAATGAAATTAATCAAGAGTATATTCGTGAGCCATTAACAACATTTGGATTAGTACAGGGTGACCTGAATTCTGGTCGTATAGACTTTTTAGATTACTTCGATCCTGATACTTGGCGTAAAGCCTACAAGGGCGCACAAGAGATTTCACCAGGCCAAGCATTTATTGGTGCTTTCCGTAGTGCATACGATCCAAAGTTTAACATTTATGACCCAAGAGAACGCGAAGCAGCCTTTAAAAAAAGCGCTTGGGGTAAAGGATTATCAGGCGGTGTAGACTTAGGTGTTTTATTCTTTGGTGATGTAACCCTAGTTGGCGCTAAAATCGGTGGCGCAGTCAGAGCATCTAAACTTGGCGTAGGTAAACTAACCAATGCTGATGCTGTAGCTAAGGCTGCTGAAGATATTACCAAAGCTCAATATGGTGATAAGAATAGATTTACTAGGTTCCTTGATGACTTTACTAAAAACGATACTACTTATGCTATTAGCCATCCAGCAGTAAAGGCTTCAAATAATCCTGGATTACTAGCACATTTACTTGGTAACTCAGATAATGTTGACGAT